CTTCTTGTCCTGGTGCTTGGTGGCCACCTTGCCGTGCGTGTTGCGATCGCCCAGACGGAACTGCCAGCGGCTGACGTCCTGGCGGGTGATGGTGATCGCGCCGAACGCCTTGCCGCTCGCGCTCTGTCCGCCCTGGCGCGGCATCACCAACAATTTGCCATCGGCGACCTTGGCCGTGCAGTCGTACTGCTTAGCCAGGCGCGTGATGAAATTAAAGTCGGATTCGCTGAGCTGGTCCGCCCGCGCGACCTTGGTGGCCACCGGACAACTCGGCTCCCAGGCGTTACGCGCGGCGATATCGGCCACGATTTTCGACAGTGGCACGTCCTCCCAGCTCCCGCTGCGAATGGTCTTGCCACTGCCGCGCATGTCGCTGGCCTTGCCCTTGATCACCAGCGTGTCCGGCGGACCCGACACCGTGATCTCGTCGACCACGTAGCGACCCAAACGGGCCAGCCCCGTCTCGACATAGCCCAGGTAGATCTCGATCCCAGCACCGCGCCGGGGCAGCGTCACCAGGCCGTCACGGTCATCAATGCGTAACTCGAACTCGTCGGAATCCATCCCGGGTTTGTCGGTGGTGCTGAGCTGGATCAGTCGATCATTGATCAGGCCGGTGATGTCGGCACCATCGGCGACGACGCGAAACATAGGCGTCATGGGTTTTTTCCAAAAAAAAACCCGCGCAAGGCGGGCAAGAAAGTAAGGAGGTTGAAGCGATGAACAACACGAGTGTAGTCCATCAATCCCACAGGGTGTCGTGTTCCTCGACCGCCGCCGCCAACTCCGGCAGGGTGATCAGCACGCCGGCGCGAAACGGCTGGGCTTCTTCGGCCAACCCCTGATTGGCATCCAGCACCGCCTCGACGCTGCCATTCAGGTGGCCGTAGTAGTTATGGCAAAGGGTGTCCAACAGATCCCCGTCAGACGTTCTGCATGTCATCGCCATAGCGTACAAACTCCAGGGTGAACTCTTGTTTACGCGGAATCCCGCCTTGCATCAGCGCGCTTTGATCTTCGTCGACGCTCTTCAGGCACCAGGTGCCCAGCACGTCGCCATAGCCGGTGGTCAGCGTCAGCGGCCGAAGCCGGGCGCCGATCGAGCGCAACGTGTCGAGCTGCTTCAGCCCGCCCTTGAAGCCCGGGAAAATCTGGCCCTTGAGGGTGATTTTCTCGTCGCCCATGCCGACGCCCTGCTGCGCCGGCCGGCGCGACAAACGCTCCTGCGAAGCCCAGCGGAATTCGGTCGAGCGGCGCAACGAGTCAAAGGCCGCCGTGTCGAGGTTGAAGTAATACGGCTGCGCCTTGGGATCGAGCGGCTGAAGGATCAACAGGTGCGGGAACGGCTTCACCGCCTCCGGCGCTGGCGTGCCATCGGTGACAAATGCCCACGACGGCAACACATTGGTCAACGCCGGACTGACCTTGCCGGCGATCTTGCTGATGGCCGCCGCCGCCCGGGCCGCCTGCGCCTTCAGCATCCCCACGCGCTCGTCAATTTGCGACACCGCCCGCGCGGCCTTGTTGTAGGTGGCCACCACCTGCCCGACCTTGGCCTGAGCCGCCTGCACCCCACGCATCACGCGCTGAAGCTTGGCCCCGACCGCTGGCCCGACAAAGGGCAAATCCTCCAGCTCGGACGCCGCCCCGGTGATTTCGCCGATCGCGCCATTCACGGGCCCCAGCATGCCGTCCAGGCTACGCCGGCCGGTTTCCCCGGCCGAGGCGAGGTATTTCAGCCCCGACTGTAACTGCTGCAATGCAGTCTTTTCCTGATCAGACATATGCCCTCCTGATTAAACATGCGGTTCGTCGTACAGCTTGCTACTGCCCACCTGCTTGGCCATGTCGCGATAGTGCTGATCGAGCAACGGTTTGAGCTGGTTATAGAGCGTCGCCGCGTCCTTCACGTCGCCGTTCACCACCAGCGAAAACGGCGCCTGAATGTCCACTTTCGATTCGATGGTGGTCGGTGCCGGCTTGGCCGCCATCGCCAACGGCCCCGACGGCAGGCCCGCGTCCGCACTGGCCGGGGGTAACATCATGGCCCGGGCGGCGTCACCCGGTTGCGGTGCCGGGGCTTCCAGTCCGGAGCGAATGACCTTGGGCCGACGCAGCTCCGAACCCGGAAAGCGCACCTTGTTGGCAAAGTGCGGCAGCAACATGGCGTCTTTGGAGTCGAGGTCGCGCGGGTCATACGACACCGGCGGCGCCGGTGGCGGCTCAAACGCTTTCGGCGCCGTGTCGAACGATTTGGCGATGTCGCCCATCACCGGCGGCACGTTCTTGCCGGCATTGACCATCATCAGCGGCCCGGCCGCCGGCATGCTCTTCAGCCCTTCGTCCGTGCCGAACATCGATTTGCCGAGGTAACCGCCCAAGGCATCGCCACCCATATTGCCGAGAATGCCGCCGACAATGCCGCCGACGACCGTGCCAATCACCGGCACCACGGAACCGATGGCGGCACCGGCAGCCGCACCCGCCAGCGTGCCCGCCAGACCACCCGCCGCCCCGCCATAGCCTTCGGCTTTCTCGTCCCGCGTCTCGGCGTTCTGGTAAGTGCCGTAGGCCTTAAACCCCGCATCCACCACCGCGACCACCGCCGCGCCTTTTACCGCCGAGCCGACACCGAACCCTCGACCACTGCCGCCACCCTTGCCGCCTTTCTTGCCCTTCTTGCCATCGGCATCGAGGTCGCCGGCACCTAGACCATCACCGCCGCCCATGGCCCCCATATTGGTCACGATCACCTTTTGCGGGATGTTCGGATTGCCCATCAGCGAGCCACGACCGATGTTCAGCAGGCCCTTGGCGATCTTGAAGGTACTCATGGCCGACTGAAAGGCGATCACCGCCGCGACGGCCGCACCGATGCCGGTCACCACCTTAGGCGATTCGTCCGACAGCTTGCTCAGCCCTTGGGTGACGTAGGTCAGACCGTCCGCCACCTTATCGGTCACCGGCCGGAAGGCATCGCCGATCGCGCGCATGGCATCGTCCATGGACTGGGCCATTTCCGACCACTTCTGCGCCGACGACTGCCGGCGTTCCTCCAGGTTCTTGTCCAAAATCCCGGTGGCATTGGCCGACTCCGATTTCAGCTTGGCGTACAAATCCTTGTTCTGCATGAACGCGGTCAACGCGCCCTTGACCTGCATGTCAGCGAACAGGTCGCCGGTGCGCAAGGCTTGCTCCAGGGACGCAATCATGGCCTTGGCTTTTTCCGGATCGGTCTCCTGGCTGATCTCGGCCGTGGCCTTCGCCATGGCGGCGGCCTTCTTCGGATCGGTCGCCGCAATGTATTTCTGCGCCAACTCAAAGCTGGATTCCAGCGTGGATTTACCGTTCTGCAGCCCGGTGTTCATCGAGCCCTGGTAATCAATCCCCGCATCCTTGTAGGCCTTGACCGTGTCGCCCGAGCCGATCTTTTCCATCCAGTTCTTGAGGTTGCCGGCCGCCTCATCCGAGCCGCCGGCGGTCTTCATTTGCACCTGAAGCATGGCACCCAGTTGCGTGACCGAATCCATCCCGGTGATGCCTAGCTTGCCCATGCCCGCCAGCAGCTCGGGGAACCAACGCGCCATGTCGGCCGCTTCAAAACTGCCCGCCTGCCCTTGGTAGGCGATCGCCTCCAGCGCCTTCTGCATTACCGCCGGGTCGGAAATCTTGGCGTTCTGCCCCAGGGCATTGATCATGCGCGCCGTTTCGCCGCCGTCCGAACCCTGCCCCACGGCGAACTTGGCCGCCGTCGGGGCATATTGCAGCGCCTTGTCCAGCTCCATGCCCGCCCCTACCAGGGCGTTGACCACCTCGGCCACCTGATTGCGCGCCATGCCGGTGTCACGCGAGGTGTCGACAATCTTCTTCGACAGCTGCGCCTCTTCGGGCTTGTTGGCAATGTTCGACTTGATCGCAATGTCACGGATGATCGCGCCATAGTCCGCGCTGACCTTGGTCGGAATCGCCATCGCCGCCGTGGCGGCCACCGCCTGGCCGACGCTGCTTTTGAGTTTCTGCTTGCCTTCGTCGAGTTGCTGGTGACCTTTGGCCTTCAGCTCGGCCTTGTTCGCCGCCTGCCCCATGGCCGTGTAGGCCTTGGTCAGATTGCGGACCTCCACGCCTTGCTTTTTCAGGCTGCTGATATTGCCCTCAAGCTGTTTCAGCAGGGCGCCGGCACCCTTCTCGCCCGCCATGTGCGCCTTGCGCCACTCATCGCGCAACCGCACGGTGTCGCCAATGGTCTTTTCCAGCACCCGGGCTTTTTTGCCTTCCGCCTCCAGGCGCTTGATGCGACTGGTGACATCCTTTAACGCCGAGCCCACCGTGGAGCTGACCGCCCCGCCAATGACCAGGCCGAGCGCGAGTTTGTTCGCCATGTGCGTGCCCTATACGTCGGGGAGTTCAAAGGCGGCTCAATCCGTGAGCCACCACAGCATCTGATCAAAGGGCATAGCCTCGATCTCGGCAGCAGAGAAACCCGTCTCTTTTGCCAAGCGCTGGGCCGTGTCCCTGAGCGTGACGGCGTTAAACGTCGTCTTCTTCGACCAGGCGAAAATAGCCCGCCGAAAGGCGCTGGTAGTCCTTATATTTCAAGGTCAACAGCTCCTCCTCAGACAGCCCGGTCAGGCTGCTGAACAACGACAGCTCCTGTTTTTCATAGTCGCCATTGCCGGCGATCTTGGAGGCGCGCCAGTCCTTCACGCTGGGCGCGCGAATGGCCACGGCATCGGTCATGACGCCGCTGATCACGGTGTTGTATTTGAGCGTTACGGTAACGCCCTCATCGGCCAGCTTCAGCCACTTCGGCAAAGCTGGGACGGTGCTGTCTTGGCTTACTTGATTCATGTTGGGTAGTCCTTAGAGGCCGATGGCCGAGCGTTCTGCGGCCAGTTGATCGACACCGTCGACCACCTGAATCATGTTGAGCGGGTCGATTTCGTACATCACGCGACCGTCGATTTCGAGCTTGTAGTAAACGGCCTTGATCGCGTGCTTGATTTCCGCCTTGTCGCCCGGCTTCCAGTCGCCCATGTCGACCTCTTTGATACCGCCGCGCAGGGTCACCACAACCGGCGTCACCACCCCTTTTAAGCCCCGGAAGGCGCCACGAAAGACGATGGCGCACGCGGTCTGATCGGCCAAGCCGAAGTACTTCAGCGACTCACGGCGCACGCCGTTGGTGGTAAACGCCGCTTCCAGCTTTTCCAGCCCCATGGCCATTTCGATCGGGGCGGACATGCCGCCGCCCTGATAGTCGTCGGTTTTTTGCGTCAGCTTGGGCAGCGACAGGGTGGGCACGTCGCCGGCGAAACTCACACCGTCGACAAAGGCGTTCATGTTGGAGAGAACTTGAGGAATCATTGATCGGCCCCCTTAGGCTGCTTCAAGAACTTCGGTCAACCATTCGTTGGTGACTTCAATGAGGAAATTCGGGTTTTCTGCCGGCGGCACGTCAGTGAAGCGGATGCGCCAGTAAATTTTGCCCTGCTCGATTTGGCTGGCCGTGTTCTTTTCCTTGTCCGCGTAGACTTCGAAATTGATCACCGCGCCGGCGTTCTTCTGGTCGCGCATGAACGCCTGAAGGCCCTCGGTCACGTCCGCGACATAGGTCTTGGTGATCGAGCGATCGACCGCCCATTTATGCCCCGCCTGGATCGCATCCATGAGGATGTCGCAGGTCCGCACCCGGGTGACGAACGCCCATTTCGGGTCGCTGGACAACGTGCGGTTACCCCACAGGCGATAGCCGCCATCCCGGATGATCGTCGCGATGTTCGCGTTGTTCAGCAGGTTGGCCCGACAGGTTTCGTCGCCGTCCAGGTACTCGATCGGGCGAGTGGTGCCGGTGATGCCGACAAACTCCTTGTTCGACGGCGAGGCCCAGTAGCCGTAGTTGGCATCGGTCCAGGCAAACAAACCCGCGACCCAGGCCGAGCCGGGCGCGTCGACGGTCGCGCTCAAGATCGTGTCCCAGAACTGCACCCCCGGATCGACCATGTACAGACGCTTACTGCCGAACTCCAGGGCGTAGGCCATGGCCGCCTCATCGGTGGTGTTCGGTCCGTCGAGGATGGCGATCGCACGCAACTTGCCGGCCAAGGCATCCATGGCGGTGGCCACCGCTTGAGTGGCGGAGTGTTTCGGCGCGATCAGCAGTTTCGGCTGGGCGTTGTGCTTGCTCTTGCCGTCGAGCAACGCCTGAAGGCCGGTACGCTGGCCACCGGCGAGAACGCCACCAATGATGGCGGACGTTTGCAGCGCAGGGTCCTCCAGCTTAGGCACACCGACAGCGACAATCACCGCCTTGGCCCGCACATAGATCGCCGCTGCTGCCTTGGCAATCGCCGAGTCCGCGCCGAACGCGGCGATGGCTTCGCGCTCGGACGTGATCAGCTTCAGCTCGCCGGCCAGCGCCGTACCACCGCCGAGGATGCCGGGAGTGAAGGTGTCGCACAGGCCGATGATCGACGACGACGGCAGTGAAATAGTGCGCGCGCCAGTGTCGATCAGCGTGGTGGTGACGCCGTGAAAGAAACTCATAAGGCTCAATCTCCAGAAACGAAAAAGCCCCGCATAAGCGAGGCTGTCAGGGATGTTCGAATTACGCCTAACGGAAAAGAAAACGCCCCGTCAGTGCGGGGCGTTATTGGGCCAAGCTGGCAATCCATGCCGGGGGCTGGGGGCGGCCTGCCTGATCAGGGAACAGCGTCACATCCGGCCAATCGCGCAACGCCTGGCGGTAGACATACAGGTCGGATCGCTGTTCAGCGGTGATCGGATAATCAGGCATGACCAGATAATCGGTGTCCGCGATTTGCGCATTGCGCCACGCTCGTTCGCCCACTTGCGCCGCTGCAATCTGCGACGCCTCATCTAGAACCCAATCCCCACCATCCCACACGTAGAACTGACCCGGCCAGCGTTTGGCGGTCAGTCCTTCGGGCAGATCGCCAAGCTTGACATGCTCCTCCTCGGCACCGGTATACGTGTGGTAAACCATGCCGTGATGGTCGGTCAATTGTTGCGGCTGCGTGTGGTAAACCATGCCGCGATAGTCGGCCAATTGTTGCGGCTTCCCATCGACCAGCGCCCATACGTGGCCAGCCTCGGGTTGGGCCAAAGGATTTTCCAGCTCGATGGTATTGCCCGGCAGATATTGGCCAAACCCCGGGACCTCCGGAAACGCTGACAACTCAAACGGCCCGGTCAGGATGCCGAGCGGGTTGAACACATAGATATTCATTAGAACCTCAGATCACTTTAATTCGGCCAGGCCAGGCGATGTTTTTCGGGACCGTCTCAGCGCCGCCAGCGGCGCCAGTGCTGCCACCAGTCGGGGTGGCATAGGTGATGCTCCCGCCGCCCATCGCCTGCGTGCCGTAGCCTGTGGAAGATGCATAGTGGGCGTGACTCTTGTAATCATCGAGCCGATAGCTGCCCGCAGGACGGCCCGGATCAATCCCGGCAGACTCGTCAAGGGGTCGGAAGAATTTACCGCGCGCATCTGGACAGCGGAACGTCGTCGCACCATCGCCCGAGGTCCAACCGCCCTCCATACCCGCACGAGCGGCTTCCGTAGTCAGCATTCCCGACTGCTGAGCGTGGTCCCACAACCATGGCCAATCGGCACGAATAAAGAGGGCATTGCCCAACGGAGCGTGACCACCCGGATTCAATACGGTGATCGTTTCAAACACGGGCCGCCCGAGTGCCGTACCGTCTAAGCGCGCAATCGGTATCCAGTTGCCCTTGCCATCACTGCGCAAATGCCAATAATCCCCGGCCCCCATCAGGACAAAAAACTGATACCCCTCGGCCCGCAAGTGCGTGTGGAACTTGATTTTATTGGTACCGGCCGCCTTGATCACCAACCGGTTGCTGGTGTTGTCGACGCGCCGCACCACCACACCACGAACACCCAGCGCTGAGTTGGCGTCGGGCAGCTCAACCGTCAACGCCCCTGCGCTGGCATCAATCAGGACAAGCCCCAACTCGTTCGGCACCAGGGACTTTGATGTGTTGACCTCCACCAAAGGGATTTGGCCCGCGCCGTTAATCAAGTCGATTGTTTCGGTTTTGGTGAAGGCGTCCGTGATCCCATAACCGGCCAGCGTGGTCGGGTTGGTCCCACCCACCACCCGACCGTATTTGTCCACAGTCACACTGCGGTATGTGCCGGCATTGACACCGGTGCGCCCGGCCGCCATTTCGAACAGCAGATCCGTCACGCCCAGGACAATCGGCGCATCCGTCACCAGTTGCCAAATGCTGTCGCCGTTGGTGGTGCCGCGCTCGACATGCACCAACAACCCGGGCGTAACTTCCAGACTGCTATCAGCATCCGCGCTACGCGTCCACACACCCGCCGCCGACACGCTATACAGGCCGTTATCCTTCGCTGCGGCCTGATTCTTTACCAACACCCGCGCCTCAGCGCTCAAGGCCACCCCATCAATGGTCTGAAGGCCGCTGAGCACCACAGGGGCGGTGGTCGCCACCCGCACCGAGTGCTTAAAGTCCTGCTTGCCCAGCTCCTCCAGCACCTTTTGATCGACGTAGTCACGCGTCGCCAACACCACGCTCGGATCGATCTTAAGCGTGATGTTGCCGGTACTGGTGACAATGAAGTTCATCCGCACAATCTGTGTGCGGCCTGAACCTTGCGACAGGATCGGCTTGAAACTCGGCGCGCAGTTGGCCACCGCGACCAGATCACCGTCGATGTCGTACAGACCAATTTCGCGAATCCACTTACCGCCCTCATCGGCCGGAATAATCTGCTCGGCGATCAGCACCGCCGGGTTGGCCGGATCAGTCTTGAGCTGATTCAACGGCCGGCGGCGCCATTCGCTGATCAGTTGGGTTTGCGTTGCGCTGGGGATCGGGTCGGTGCCGTTGGCATCCCCGACGCCCATTTCGGTGATCTTCCAGGGAATGCCGAGCGCGTCGGCGTTCGCCTGTTTGGCCATCCCCACGTTTGTGAGGATCGCGAAAAACTGCGAATTCGCATCAATCATAATAAACGTCCAGGGTGTCTATGGAGTGTTCGCGGCCGACCACACCGAAGCTGCCCGTGACCTCAATGTCACGCATCACTGGCGGGTACACGTCGAGTTGGTCGCCTTCGGAGAGGGAAACGGCAATGTTCAAAGCGCCTTGGGTTTCCAGGCTGATCGCCAGACCGGTCAGCTTGCGGCTGACGGGCTTGGCGTCATCGATCAGGCGATCCAGCTCCTGATACATTTCCTCGGTGATCCCCGTGTCCAACACACCCACCTTCAGCGCGAAGGTGCCCGGCTCCCCCTTCGGCACCGTCTTGAACCACTCGATAACTTCGACCAGGTAGCCCAGCGGCTCGACCACGCGGCGCAGAGCGCCGATCGTGCCTTTGCGGGCATGGATGTAATACGACGCGCCGATGGCCGCGCGCTTGGTCGCCTCGGACCAACGATGGTCCCAGCGATCAACCGACCACGCCCACGCCAGGTGCGGCAGTAAGTGCACCGGGCAGGTGTCGGCGTTGTACAGGGTGCGCAGCGGGATGATCGTGCGCTCGTAAAGCGCCACTTCCAGGGCGCGCTCCAGTTGCGTGCTATTGCTCGGCAGCAGGCTTTTCATGTCGCACCCGCCATCACCACGCTGTAACCGGTACAGAACGCCGCCTGCGCCTTGCTCGGGGCCAGGTCGACCCATCCGGTCAACTCAACCCGGGAAACGCCAGCCACGTGTAGCTGAGCATCGACAGCCGAGCGCGCCACCTCCACGCCCAAGCGCTTGCGCGGGTTGATCCAGGCCGCCAAGCGTTTAGTGGCCTCGGCCAGACTGGCGTCGCCCTCCGGCCCGCCGCCGTTCATGTGCAAAATAGCGTCGATGCGGTAGTGAATAATTTCGGCGCTCTGTACCGTCACAAAGTCCGTGAGGGGCCGCACGTCTTCATCATCCAGCTCCGCCTCCACGGTGGCCAACAACTCGGGGCTGGCCAGCCCTTCCCCTTCCGAACTCAACACCGTTACCGTAACGCAGCACGGTGACGGGCTTTCGGCCGAGGCATCCGCCACCAGCCCCGAGGCGTTGCGCGCGTGCAGGATGTAGCTGTTACGCGGCCCTGCCGTGGTCAGCCCCTCAAAGGCCAACTGGATGCGCTCGCGAAACGGATCGTCCTTTTCCTTGATCTCCGGCACCGGCGGCACCGCCAGCAGATCCTCGGCCTGAATCACCAGGCGCTTGAGGTTGTAATTGGCCCCCAGGTGGTCAAGGTCACTGCCGATGGCGTGCGCCAGTAGCAAGGCCTTGGCCGCGTCATTAACCCGAGCGCGATTGCCCAGCTTGATGTAGGCCCCGACCTCAATCACCTTGGTGACCGGGTCGCTCTCCAACGTGGCGGTCCAGTTGTCGCCCATGTAGCTGCGAAACGTTTCTAGTCCTTCCCCGTAAGTGTCTTCGAAGTCCAGAGGCTCCAGCACTTCCGGCGCTGGCAGCGCCGACAGATCCAAGCCACTCATACGCTCACCTCAAACAGAAAGCCGTCGCCGAGGTATTCGCCGGCAATGCTCAGATCGATTTTCCCGCCCAGCACCGACAGCACGCGCACGCTCCCCAGCTTCAGGCGCGGCTCCCAGCGCAACAGAGCCCTGGCCGCCTCCGCCTGCACCGAACTTTTCCAGCCGGCATTCACGGGCAAGTCGACAAAGGCGTTGAGCTTGCTGCCGTATTCCGGTCGGTGCCGGCGACTGCCGAGCGGCGTGCCCAAGATGTCGGCCATGGACTGCCGCAAGTGCTCGATGCCGGAAATGGGTTGGCCGGTGTGGCGATCCATTCCGATCATTTGATTACTCCGGTAATTGCTCCAGATCTGGATGCGCTTTCAAAAATGCATATTGATCGTCACCACATGCAGCGACACGACCAGCAATAACTGGCAGCGTGCCGCCGCCGGGCATAATCAATGTCCGCGAGGTGAAAACATTGTCGCGAAAAACGCGCAGCGGCCCGATGGGCTCAACAGCTTCTGCAGTTGCAGGGAAACCGAGCGGCGCCGGTTTCAATCCCGGCACGGCGATAGCTTCGGTGGTCTCGGTCAGATCGCCATCGGCTCTAGACTTACTCATAAGGCACGCTCCAGCTGTGAAAATGCCCGCGCTGGGCGGGCTGTATTGAGATGAAATTAATGCGTGTGGTGATTGCTGTTACCACTGGTGTCGAGGATCTTGCCGGCACTGGTGATGTCCTTCGTTACGTGTAACGTGCCGTCGATCAGCACCGCGCCGGTCAGCTTGATGGCCGTCGACTTAAGCGTGGCTGAATCGGGTGTCAACGCCGCCTCGGTGCCACCGACTTGGGCCGTCACGGCGTTATCCGTAACGACCACCTGCGTGCTGCCGACCTTGATGGTGACCGTGCCACTCGGCAGGGTGATGGTGTAGCTCTGGGCCTGCCAGTCGTAGACCAACGAGCCGCCATCGTCAAAACGCCAGACTTCCACATGATCGCGGTTATCCGGCTGGCCACCGGCATCCCCGTACAACCCCGGGATAAAGGTGCCCATGCCGGCTTGCCCGCTGGGGTTGAACAACACTCCCTGCTCGCCCAGGCTTGGTGCCCGCCAGTGCCGTGCCTTGCCGGCCGCGAGGCTGTGCCAGCGCACCCAGGCGCTGGTCCATTCGCCATTCGACACTCGCACTGCCGGTGCCGACAGATCCACCCCGACCACCACGCACGGCATCAACATGGCGGCAATCATGCGGTCATGCTCTGCACTGGCGTAGCTCACGGCAGATCCTCCGGCGAAACAGGCCCATCCCCCGGTTCAACATCCAGCACCAGCGAGCCCGGCGGTTCGTCCGGCCATGGCCATTCCTCAACGCCCAGGTAAATTTGGTGCGTCCATTCCACCAACCAAACCACGTAACCATCCAGCTCCGGCTTGGTCCAATCCTGCATGGCCTGGACAAACTCAGCAGGCTCGACCGCAACGCCCCAGGTTTGCATGCGCAGCAACACGGCCAATTGCGCCGCCAGGTGCGCGGCCTGCTGATGATGGTGAGGCTTGATTGGGTCGACAATGATCCGCGCCTCGAACTTGCAAATCAGGGTTGTCTCCCCGGTGCCGATGTCTTTACCAGGCTCCAACTCGGCCATTTCAATAAACACCACCGGCAGTGCAATCCGATCCTTGATGTTCGGCCAGGCCGTCACCGCTTTGATTCCCGATAGGCTGTTCAGCAGGTGCTGTTCAATCGCCTGGTAGAGCTGATCAAGACTAAAAGGCTCGTCAGACATTGGCCGTCCCCTTCAAATACTTCTGCAGCTCAAAGTTGAACTCCTGCTGCAGGATTTCCAGCAAACGCGCATCAGCGCGTTTGACCCACGTGTCGAAGTGCGGACGCGCCTGCTCCAGCGAGACCTTGGCCTTGGCCAGCGGAAAGCGATCGCCGTTTTCTGCGACCCATCCCGAACTGGCGCCGCCACCCGACGACACCGTGCTATCGGGATAATCGTCCGAGTTGAAATGCTTGCTCGCCGTACGAATCCAGATATCGGGCTTGTTGCCGTAAACCTTTTTCAGAAAGGCGCCCTGGTAACGCCGCCCAGCGACCGACACACCGCTGCCAGACTGTCGCGCTCGACCGATCCGGCTGGACTCAATCGCGTTGAGACCGAACCACAACTTGCCGCTGGTGGCCGCGCCGGAGACAGGGTAGCTGCGCAAGCGCTGACGCACCGCCGCAACGGCAATGCGTTCTTGCCGGCTGACGGCCCGCGCAATGTGGGTGCGCAGCCAACCCAACGTTTTATTGATCGCTCGACGTTGAGCCGCGGCGGCGGCTTTGGGCACTACCTTGGCAAACTCTTCGAAGGCTTTCAGATCCGCCGCAGAGGACTGGATAGAGAGCATCCCGCCACCGGCCGATGGCTTGAAATAGCTACCGACACTCATGCGCGCATCCTCAGGATCAAGGCGACCAGACCGTCGCCACTCGGCTCCAGTTGCAGCAGGTCGTACTCGCCACCGCCGTCCAATGCCGGCAGATCAATGGTGACCAACAGGCCCTGCTCCAGCCCCTGCGAATCGCTGACGCGAATCTCAAACCGAGGCTCACGCAATCCAGTGTTGAGCTTGCCGAACTTCGGCTGCAACCAGGGAGCTGCGAACATGCCGAGGACTGGCTCATCACGGCCCTCGATTCTCGCGGTGTCGCCCAGCGTTTCGAACACCACTGCGTCAACCTCGGCGATCAGATCGCGAAAGCCCACGGTCAGAGCTCCAGGAGGATCTGTGCACGCGGTCGAGTGCACAGGTGTAACGGGTTGGACTGGGCTTCACCGGCCATGCCTTTGTTGAACGGCAGTGGCTCGATCATGCTGTAGTACGGAATGCCCTGGGTGTTGACCGTCTCCATGTAGTCGGCCGGAGCGAACACCGAGATGTACAAGTCCGGTACCCCCTCAGGGACCAGCAACGCCTTGTCGTCGTGGACGAACGAGACACCGGCCACCTTGCCCCGATAACGTTCCCAGATAATGCCGCCGAACTCGAAGCTCTCCCGGGCATCACCACGCAAGGCCGCCGCCTGTTGGCTGTTGAGGTAGGTTTCCTTGACCGTCTTATGAACGATCAACTTGTTCCAGAAGTTCTTGCCGCAGAAGGCGCGAGAGCCGGTACTGGTCACACTGCCCAGCGCGTCCTCCTGCATATCCAGTGCTTCGCCGCACTGAACCCGCAGCTCCGTGCTCGGGTCCGCCAAGCCCATGGTCAGCTTCTGACGCTGCACACCGAAGCGGTCGTAAAGGTCCAACAGCACCGTCGAACCATCAGCATCGAGGATCAGACCATTAAGGGCGCCCATTCGCTGGAACTCATGGGTCGCATCCAACTGACGGCGCGCTTTGGCCAGGCGGGCATTGACCACATCCTGCACCGCCTGCAGCTCGGTGCGAGTACCGAAAGCACGAATGCCCTGGATCTCGTCGGCCTTGATGGTGAAGCGCTCCGGCAGGTGGACGGTGTTGAACGGGATCAGGTTGCGCTTGCTGGCCGCGACCACCAGGCCAGAGCCACCCCGCTCACCGGCAGGCACCAGTGCCAGGGTGTCGCCGTCCTTTTCGATCTGTACAGTCAGGGTGGTGATGCCTTCCTCGCGGAACAGGCCCAAAGCGCTGATGCGCCCTGGCAAATAGGGTTGATCGTTGAGTGCAGCAGTCAGCGCAGTGACGGTGAACGCTTCGTCGTCAAAAATGGCGATCTCGGCCATGGGTACTCTCCAGAAATGAAAAAACCCGCTCAAGGCGGGCTGGGTAAACGCGGCTGATGGTCTTAGCGGACGATCAGGAAGTGGGTGGCCAGGTCCTTTTCAGCCTCAGGATCAAGCCCAGTCAGATGCACTTCGCTGACTTCGGCCAAGCGCACCACGGCGCGACCACGGCGCACGATGTCCGACTCTCCCAACTGCCCGTAGAGGATCGCCACGGCAGCCTGAGTTCCGTCTTCAGCGGCTGGGTCATACGGCGCAAACTCGCCCGTGGCCGTCACCAGACCGAGGACTTGGCCGGGATTCAGCGCAGGCCCAGCGGCAACGTTGATCGTTTCCCGCGAGATGTTCCCGGCGCCCTCGGAGAGGAGAAATTCACCCGCGTGGATCGGCTCTTTTTTGATGGTCATGGTCTTGCTCCTTTCGCGCCGTGCGCAGTTCCAGATTGAGCCGCTTGTCGCGAAGCCCAGATCGAGGTGGGGTCAGGTTGTTTGGCCAGCACCTTCGGTGCTGGGTCGTTGTCCAGCGGCAGGCTGTTATCGATTTCAAAGCCCTTGCCACTGGTGACGATTTTGTCGAACAGACGCGCCCGGACCGCCGCAGCATCCAGCCCCGCTGACACGTATTCGGCGCTGAACTCCGGCAAACGCGCCGCCACGCACAGGTCATTCACCGCCTTGGCGCGTGCCAGGCCGGCCAGAACAATCTCTTCGCTTTCGAGCTGGGTCGAGTTGAGCAGCGGCTCGACCAGGTTGCTGATGCCCGCCGCCGTGCAACGCTGGGTGATCATCAGTGCCAACTTGGCCGAATCGACCACCACCGGCACTAACGGCGGATCGATCGGCTCCAGCTCAGGATCCGGCTCGAGTGGCTCGTCGAGCTGAGCCAGCAGTTCAGCCGGTGCGTGCTGGTAACGCTGCAGCACGCCACCTTGGCCGAGACAGGCCTTAACCTTGATGCCGTCGCCAATTTCATCGGCTAGCCCCAGGGCCAGAGCTTCATTGGCAGTCAACCAGGTTTCAGCAGCGACCAGCCGCCGCAACTCGGCCTCATCAATGTTCGGTGCCTTCGCCTTGTAGGCCGCGATGATGGCTTCCATCGTCTGGTCAAGGACGTCAGCCACCTTGCGGAAGTCTTCGGCGTCACCCGCCGCGTAGGTCCAGGGGTTATGGATCATCAGTATCGCGCTTTCGGCGATGACGACCTTGTGCGCGCCGCACACCGCCACGCTGGCCGCACTGGCGGCCAAGGCATCAATTCGCCCGGTGCAGCGCGCGCCCAAGCGCCTCAACGCATTGTGCATGGCCAAGCCGTCGAACAAGTCACCGCCGACGCTGTTGAACGCGGCGATCACCTCCGAGACACCGTCGTCCATGGCGCGCAGGTCCTGCACGAACTGATTGGCGGTGATCCCCCAGGCGCCGATCTCGCCGTAGACGAAGACTTCGATCACTCGCTCGACAGCCTCCCCGCTGGCTTGCACGGCGTACCAGGTTTTGTCCTGCACCTGCACCTGCTTGCCTGCGCGGTTGTAAATGCGCGGGCGCGCTTTCTTGCTCATGGTTGCTCCTTGTCGTCGTTGGTGACGACGGCGTCGAGAGTGTTGTAATTAAGGCCAAGGGTCGTGGCTCGTTGCAGATCAGCAGCGTTTTCCGCGTCGACCGTTTCCGCGTCATAGCCGGTGCGCAGCACCATCTCGCTGCGTGAAGCGAAGCCCGCCTGTACTTCCATCCGCCGCGCCTGTACGTCCTGTACGGGCTGGATGTAGGCCCAACCTTGCGGCACCCAACGTGTACGCAAATAGTCACGGCGCTTCTGCGCGTAATCGCCCACCACCAGGACAACGGACAACACGGCCATGTCCATCCAGGCCGCCCGCACTGGTCGGCAGAGCTGGTGGACATAAACACCGAATTGCAGTTGTTCCAGGCGGCGTCGAAACTCGTTGAGCACCACGCGTAGCGCCCGGTCGTTGATCCCGCGCATGTCGCCGGTGAGGATCTCGTAAGGCGTACCGGAGCCCGCTGCCGCAGCCATCAGTTGCTGCCGCATGAAGTCCGGGTAGTTGTTGCCCGCGTCCGGTGGCTTGGAGAACTCCACCTCTTCACCCGGTCCCAGCTCCTGCATGGTGCCGGGCTCCAGCGCGACCATCGGCGTGAAGCCGTCACGGTCGAGATCCAACAGCTGGCCGGTGACCGGATCCCGTGGCGTCTGCCCCGAGTCCGGCGCTGGACGACTGATGAAGCCGGCAAACAGGTTCGCCACCTCCTGGCGAAACAACACCGCGTCGTCGTAGTTGTCGAGACTGCGCAGGCGCTTGAGTACCGGCGACAATCGGGGCACTCCACGCAACTGACCCGGCTCGACCGGTTCAAAAATGTGCAGCACCTGGGCAGCCGGCACCCGTACCAGCTGGTTGTAGCCGGCGTTCAGCGATGCCGCATCGCGAGGATGCGACAGGTACATCCAGTACGCCACCCGCTTGCCGCCCGGGTTGAACTCGATCCCGGCGCGGATAACGTTGCCGGTTTTGGTGCTCTCGTACTTGTCATGCGGGACAAACTCCGGCGCCAGAATCTGGAGCTGCAGTGGAACCGCCAAGCCCTCGTCCAAAGCGCGAGGTCGTAGCCGCACAAAACATTCACCCGAGGTTTCAACCGTGCGCGCCACCAGGGCCTGCTGGCCGTAGAAGTCGGTACGCTCATCCGCATCCGATTCATCGACCCAATCACCCCACAGCTCCTGGAGGAGCTTGCGTAACGCATCATCGTCGGTCGTCGGCCGAGGAGTAATGCCCGTGCCAATCAGGTTGCTGACGCGCTTGTCGATCACGTTGAAGGCATACGGGTCATTGCGAACCGCTGCCCGGGAACGCGACCGCAGGTTGCGCAGTGCCGGGGTGTTGATGCTGTTGATCCCGTTGTCGGGAGCATCCCAGCCAGTGGAGCGGCGCCCTTCTCCGGCGCCTTCGTAACTGGCCTTGATGTTCGACGGCAGCACAAATCCGTTACGGGTCAACGTCGGGAACTGGCGGGCCATTAGACTCCCTTGCCTCCGTGATACAGCCGGACCACGCGCGAACGTGGCCCGGCGGCGTTGACCAACGACGAACGTATTTCTTCGCGAGCCTTGAGCAACTCGTCGACAGTGCGGTACTCCACGGTGCGGTCGGTGTAGCGCACGGTTTTTTCACCGCGAGCGATGGCCGCCTCAACCGCGTCGAGGTGCTTTTTGGTAAATGACATATCAGCGTCTCTTCAGGTAACCGCTTCGACTGACGCGGCGTGGGGGCACAGACATCGGCTGGGTTTGAGTGGCGACTGGGGATTGAGCTATCGCCATTTTTGGTGGTCGTAGAGGAGCAGTGTTGCTATATGCCGTTACCTCTCGCGAAGTTCGGGTTTCTTGCTCGTCGGTCTCTGCAGGTATCGTCTTGTCGTCAAAAAGATGATGTTGCATAAGCGATTGGCGAACCTTGTCCCAATCGCTTTCGTTGTACCGGCCCAACCCCAAATACTCAGCCATTGCCAATGCGTAGACCATTAGGTCAAGCGCTTCATTTCGTTCGGCCTTACCCTTGGTCCACTCCACCCGACGCTTGCCTTTGACGTAACGCGCGACCTTACGCTCAGCAACACACTGAGCAAAAAAGTCATCCGGCAAATCTCTGGCAAAATGCAGAGAACCCGGCCCTGACTCCAGCGGGTATCGGTTGTAAATCCAGTCCTTTGCCGTGTCGGTACCGATCATCCAGAGCTCGGCACCGTTTTTCTCGATGTTGCCGCGCCAGTTAACGTCCACCCGGGAGGCACGCTGAGCAATGATATTTTTGCCTGGCTGACTTTCCCCCTTAACTGCGAAGATGTTCCGCCAGCGTCGAACACGACAAAACTGGTACACCTCGTGGGTATGGTGTCCACCCGAATCCACGGCAGTCGCCAAAATGGCGAGTCCGACGCCGCTGGTGTGCCGGTACCGGGACTTCAACTTTTCGTCGAGGATTTCCCAGGTCCGTGCATCCGAGGGGTCTCCCATGATGACCTGGTAGTCCACAACCCACCGTTCAAGACCCATACCCCAACCGATGACAATAAGCTCCAGTCGGTTGCCTTGAACGTCGACAGCCGCAGTGAGCATCAACGCTCCTACTGGCACCGTTCCCAGCACGTACCGCTCAGAGAGAGCGCGGGCTTGCAGCACTTCGGCCTTGGTCTGCTCCATGGCGTTGTCCCAAACACGAGCCAACCTGGTGTTGTAAAACACCTGCATGGTCGCCTGATCACCCTGCTTCTGTTTGACCAAAGCCTCATCAAAATCTTTCGCCAGCGACACCCAACTGGTCCAACCCAATGGCGCATAAAGGGCATTCAAGTGAAAGCCGACTGTTTCGCCGTCCCCTTCTGCTTGAGCGCGCCATTCACCTTTTGCGAGCATGGTTCCTTTTTCATGCTCGTCGATCAGCGCGCCGCACTCCAATCCGCTGCACAAGTACTGCACACGCTTATAGTTCTCGTCCCATTTCAGTCTCTCCCACTCCAGCTCCTGCATGTGTCCGCAGTGCGGGCATGGCACGTAGTAGCGGCGCTGGTCGCTGATTTTGTAGAGGTCCTCTATTCGAGATGCGCCTTTGAGAGTTGGCGAACTGGAAAAGTAAAACTTAGCATTGCGTCCGAATGTAGACGCACGCGCCTCAGCCAACTTGACCGGATCCCCTTCGTTATCGAGATCCATCTCCCAGCGATCAATCTCGTCCCCGTAAACATAACGGACCGATTTTTCTGCTAGGTTCGAAGATGAGCCGGCAGTAGCAATAAACAACCGGCCGCCTTCAAATTGCTTGTTCTCCCAGGTGTTCGTGCCTTTCTTGGAACGGGGGACTACAACACGCTGGCGAAGCTCTGGCACCGCCTGAACCGCTTGGTCGACTCGACCAGCGACGCTCTGAGCCAGTTTTTGGGTGGGTTCCAAAAGTAGAATGTTTGCCGGAGCCATGTGAATACAACCGCCGATCCAATTAAGGGCGATCTGCGTTTTCATCAACTGAGATGCCACCATCGTCACTACGCGTTTGCATGGGTGAGACGGAGACAGGCAGCGCATTGGCTCACGAGCGTAAGGAGTACGACTGGTGCGGTAGGGCCCTGGCTCGGCAGCTCCAGAGTCCTGAGGAATACGCATGAATTGATCGGCCCACTCATCCACCCAAAGTTCGGGTTCCGGTCGAAGGCCTCTGAAGTACCCCAAGCGATAGGTTTCTGCGCCATCGGCATGTTCGTTAAGCATGAGAGTGTTCCGGTTTAACCAAGGCATGTTGCAGATCAGCAGCTGACATTCGCTCCGCATCTTCAAGAGCGCGCCGGATAGCCGTAAGAAGATGTTTTTCTACATGCCAAGGATCCGTCATAGCGGCCAATTCAGGCGCGATCTGTGTGGGCACGCCCAGTAGCAGATCTCTCAGTAACCGCCCTGTGCTGTACGCCGCTGCATCCACCGCGGCCATTTCGACAAGCGTCCCCTGATTCTTATAAAAATCCGCCTCTACAGTGAGAGACGTGAAGTGCTCACGACGCGCACGCGCTTTGTGAAAGTCAGGCATGGGTAGCGGTGGCGGGACCTGGCCGCTCAGCGCAGCTTGGGGAAGCACCGGTTCCGGGAAGGTATCCGGCTGCCAGCCAGTAGCACCGGCCTTGCTTGGGTCACTCGTTCTGGCAATCAATTGGTCCGTCGCAACAACGTCGACTAAACCCGTCTCGCTCAAAACCAAACGGCCTTGTTTTGCCAGCTTCGAGACGTAAGGTTTAGACCAATTACGGGCCGTGGCGTACGCCGACTTAGTCAAGAACTCCATGCTTGCAATCCCCAGTTAACCTAATTAATTCGGGGGCAGTTAACCGTTAACCTCTGTTAACCAACTTTCCAACCCGGCCAGTAACTCTTTCCCGCGGGTTTCCGACCCCGTACCCCTCGGATAACCCCAGGGTCCCCGGCGGTTTTCGGTGCCCCGGACCGGTGCATCACCCCTGTTCACCGTTGGCGGGTGGCACTTCGCAGACACCCAGCCGCTTGGCGGCCCAGCGTTCGTACAACCCTATGGCAACATCGGCGCCGGCCATTGCAGTCAGGCAGCCCAAGCTGCCTGCGGTCCAGATCGTCATGCCGGCACCGATCATTAGCATCATCGCTGACACGCCGCAGACGATGCAGGCACCGGACCGAAGTGCCAGGCGCCGTAACAATGCCCAACCTCTCGCCCCGTCCTTGTCTGCCCGCCACATTTCACCCGAAACACCGCCGACCAGAGCCAGGACGATCACTAACCAGATCGGCATCTCTGCCAGCGCTTGCTGCTCGTTTGTCATATGATTTTCCTGATTAATCGTCGACGACTTTACGGTTGTGTATCGCGCGGTCTCGCCGCTGCTGAATTTCATAACTCACACGTTTTGTTTTTTATGGGGGTATTCAATGACAAGCTTTGAGTTGGTAAGCCTTGCAGTTGGTGTCGCTGGCGTACTAGCAGGATTCGTAGCAGTTCCTGCCTTTGCCTTGATGTGGATACAAGCCAGTGAAGATCACAAAAAACGCTTCCGGAGGTTTTGGGCGAAACTGGGGCAAAAGGCATACAGGATCTGGGTCTACTTATCCTGTGCAGTCCTTGTAGCAACTGGTGTTGGCAAAGTGACTCAATTTGCAACCAGCGTAGAACCAATGACTCGGCCTGACGTTTTGCTGCTGCTCATGAATTTGATGAGCCTTACCGTCTTTTCAGTGATGTCGCTGATTGTGATTGTTAGCTTTCAACTGACCGACAAAAAGAAAAGCGCCCTTGCTCCTAGTCTGTAGTCCATAAACGCAAAAACCCGGCGCAATGGCCGGGTTTGGTGTGTGGTGCCTGCCGCTCTCTGCGGTCGCACCTATCGAAGATGACTACTTTTTACAGGTGGATTCTCATGGCAGCAACCCCACTTTAATGCCACCCGGTGAATATGTGGGTAACGCAGGGTGAACGCCTAGGCAATGTCGGTGAATACACCACCACGGCTATCTGTTGCTGCTGCGTTGTCCCATTTGTCCCACCTTTCAAGATCGAAGTGGGACGCCTGAGAGCGCCTAAATTCGGGGCCTCGCCCCACTGTCCTACTGTTCTATCTACTTTCTCGTGTAAAGGAAGAAATTGAATAACACGCGTGCGCGCCACGGGCGCGTGCTGGTGCCCGCTCCGCACACATGGGCGGGAGGCCTCGACAGGCGGGACGGTGGGACAGCCCAACAACGACAAGGCCCGCGCTTGTCCCACCACGTCAAAACGCAGTGGGGCAAGGCGGGCCAGTGGGACAACAACAGCCGGAGTCATGCCGGGGGTCACGCAGCCGTCCCCATCAACATGCCTTCAATGTTCACATGGGCATCGTGCAAACGACGGTAATACGTCGGCGCACTGCATCCGCAATGCAGCATCTTCTGCGACAGAAAGCTTTCGTGGTTGCAGTAGTGCTCCATCACCACCAGGGCAAGCTCAGGTGCAAGATGCTTGTTCACAATCAGCTCAATATCCGCCGACTCATCCAATAACACCCGACTACCGCGAGTCCCACGGATCAGCTCCCCTTTGCACTCCATTAACATGGCGATCATGTTCCCGCCGCTCGACCCACAGGAGGCCGCAGTCACAGGAGAATGCAGATCCTCAGCCCAAAGCTTGAGCATTTCATCAATTCGCTTAATCACCGAAGCAAGGCTCCTCGATCGGTTCCACCTTCAACGCCGAAGCGCCACCCCAACCCACCGGCTTCTTGTAAGCCCAAGGACGCTGCCCACTTTTCGCCAGCGCCGGCATCCGCGTCCGCCGCCAACCAAGCCGGTGCATGATCGCCCCAACACGCATCTGCTCGGGCTTACCCCAATGGCCGAAGTCGAGCTTCAGCGCATTAGTCAGCACCTCACTGCCGGACGTGGTTTCACCAATCTGCGATTCCTCCAACCAGGTCAAAATTGGCCCTTCCCACTCATCCACAACAAAGCGATCTTCCTGCGCCTCGGCAAAGGTCGGCGCCTCATCAGGCGTCACCCACCAGATGTCACCCGCCTCATAGCAAAACTTCGCTTCAGCCCAGAGCTGGTCACGGATCTCACGCAGCTGCTCCAAGTCGACCTTGGTACAAGCCACCGGCCAATAACGCCGGTTGCCGGTGGCGTCCTTAAGGTATTCGTCTTGGTTGGTCGTCCCCACGAACACACACTGGCGTGGCACGTCATTTGTTCGGCGGCCGTAGCTCTCGCGGTAGGTATCGGTCGATGCCGAGAAGAACTGTTTGGCCTTAGTGCTCTCAGCCTTGTTGAAGCTATCCAGCTCTCCCAACTCGACAATCCATTTGCCACGGATAGCCTGAAAGCCGTCCTTGTCACCCAGGGCAAAAGGCGTATCCATGAACCACTCGCCGCCGAGGATGCTCATTGCCGTCGACTTACCCGCGCCCTGCGCGCCTTCCAGAATCATCACCGAGTCAGCCTTGCAGCCGGGCCTCATTACCCGCCCTACCGCCGATAGCATCCATCGCTTACCGACCTTGGCCGAGTAGTCGCTGGCCTGCACGCCCATGACATCGGTGAGCCAACTTTCCAACCGAGGTACCCGGTCCCATTCGAGCTTTTGCAGGTACTCCCGCACTGGATGAAATGCATGGTCATGAGCAACAACGCTCACCGCCTCAATTACCTGGGTCGACTTAACCCGTAGGTTGTATTGCTGCGCGAGCCATTTCATCACCCGCACGTCATCGATGTCTGCCCAGTCGCCCGTACCACCGCCATAAGGGGCAGAACGTAGCTTGACGATCTTCGAACTGAAGGCGCTGTAGGTGATCACTCCGGCCCAGCGCTCGTCGTTGCCAAGAATCAACTCGACGTTCTGCATGTGCGCGATCAGGGCGCCGCTTTCGGCGCGGGCAAGCTGGTCTTTCCACCCCCCCGCGGCTGGCGGCTTGACCACCGCCAACACCTGACGCCGGACCGCCTCCAAGCCTTCGGCGACGTGCAGGTCATTGAAGTCCGTCCACTTGTCTTCCCGTTCACCCGAGAAGATAGGAGCAACCACCTGGCCCCCGACGATCAAGGCGGCGTTGTTCGCCTTCTCTTCACCGGGGTTCCAGGCATCACCATTCGGGCGTTTCGTCTTCCAGTCATCATCCCGGCAGACTATCAGCGGGCAACCCGGAAAGCGTTCTCGCATCGCCTTGCACACCACCAGCAGATTGCCCGCATCGAAGGCGATGGCCACCGTCAGCGAGGTCGCCATATGCAGGCTGGCGCCCGTGGCGTAGCCCTCACATACCAGCACTGGTTCCCCCGGCTCAGGATGTGGCCCGATCAGGTGAAAGGCGCCCTCTTTCGACATTCCGTAAGGCCAGTAGGACTTATCCCGGCCGGTGTCTTCCTGCTTAGCCGGAAAGACCACCTGCAAGCCGACGATCTGGTCCCGCACGTTGCACATCGGCACTAAAAACGCGCCGGTGCGCGGCGCGTAACGAACACCAAAACCGACGATCTGCTTTCGATCCAGATAGTCGCTACGGCCCTTCTCCCGCATGCGTTTGAACAGCCCCGCCGCCCGGTTCGCCGCTCGACGTGCAGCATTGGCCGCTATCTCCGCGGCGCGACGTTTGGCGTCCTCTTGGCGAGCGCGCATAACCTCACGCTCTTCAGGCGACATCCGCCCCGCCTTCACCTTAATCTTCTGCGTTTCGCCCGAACGCCAGTCACCGAAGCTGCCAAAGATCAGCGTCTCGTCTTTTTCGGTGCGATGCTCATGGACGACATACCAACCGTTCTTTTCCTTGCCCTTGTCCTGAGTAGTCTTGCAGCGAGTCAGCTTGCCAAAAATTAGCGGCTGATCCGGCTCAAGGCCGTAGTCTGCGAATTGACCCAATACCTCATCGAGCATGACGGGCCTCCCGCCATTCTTCGATCGATTGGCAAGACACGCACTGCGAACAACCGGGTTGCGCTAAACGACGGTCTTCAGGGATGGGATCATCGCAACCTTCGCAGAACAGGAATGAATGCGCCGCCGAAGCGGGCTTGGCGGCGTTACGTGAAGCGAGTGCCCGATCAAGACGCTCCTGCACCAGGTCGTTGGCAAAGTCAGCGATATCAGCCACGGTCGACACCCCGCGTTGTTTGATTAACGTAGGTGGCGCGGTTGAACATCCCCAACAGCCCTTGAATACCTCGAAACACCTGCAGGCGAATCGCGGCCAGTTCGTGGTCCGTCACTACACCGTCGCCGATGCTTTTGGCCCAGGTATCAGCCAAATCCGCGACCTGCCGAAAATACTCAGCAATACCAGTGGTCAAGGTTTCAGGCATGTCGTTGGTGTACGCCTCGGCCAACTCCTGCCAAGTCGTATCCCCGACCAGCGCATGCACTGCATCCAAAATGCGGCGGTCCTTGGTCAGCTCCAGGATCTCGCCGAATTCCTGAATGTTCACCGTGTGGCTGGGGTGGGTTGGAGACAGCTTGTGCTGCAGCGTGGTGGCGTTTCTGCCGGTGGTGGCGGCAATTGCAGCAGCGCCGCCCGGGTAGTCCCGGGCAGCATGGTAAAGCGCTAAATCGAGCGGCAGGAT